ACCAGCAGTAGAAATCTGTTCCGATAAATCAGCAGCAGGATATACTTTCTCACCCAACTTAACACTATAGTTTGGTAGAAATACAACCTTCAACAAATCTTTAGTATCAGGATCATTATTCACAACCTCGGCAATATTACAAATAAAATTAATTATTAATTTTGCCATATAATAACCAGGTGCTGCTTTACCACCAAAGATTACAGTCCTTGGAACCATATTATCTGTCTGCCCATTCTTAATTCTTATGTATTGAGAGATTACCCATAAGGCAAGTAAATGTTGTCTCTTATATTCATGTATTCTTTTCACCTGCACATCAAACATACTAGAAGGATCTACACTAATACCAAGTTCATCTTGTATATAAACTGATAATTTATGCTTACCTAATAATTTTTTATTCTCAATTTTCTTATTAAGTTCTGGATCATATTGCTTATCCATCAACTTCTCAAGTAAATCCATATTGGATACCCAATCAGAACCAACATAATCATTAAGAACTTCTGCAAGTGGAGGATTGGATGATGCTAACCATCTACGTGGTGTTACACCATTAGTTACATTAGTAAACTTGTGAGGCCATAAATCAGCAAACTCTGGCATCAATTGTGTTTTAACTAATTGAGAATGTAATTCAGCAACACCATTTACATGATGGGAACCTACTGTGGCAAGATGTGCCATTCTTACAGACTTATTACCACGTTCATCAATAATAGACATCTTCTCCAACATACTATCATCACCAGGATAATGAAGTCTTACTGTTTGTAAGAACCTACGATTAATCTCATAAATGATTTCTAAATGTCTGGGAAGTAAATTACCAAATAATATTAAATCCCATTTCTCTAATGCTTCTGGAAGTAAAGTGTGATTAGTATATGCAATAGACTTGGTTACTATTTCCCATGCTGCCTCCCATTCAATATGATTATCATCCACAAGTAATCTCATCATTTCTGCAACAGCAACTGCTGGATGAGTATCATTTAACTGAACCTGATAATATTCTGGAAAATGTTCTAGGGATATATCACGTTTCTCTAAACTTCTTATCATATCTTGAAGAGAAGCACTCACAAAGAAAAACTGTTGCTTTAATCTTAATTGCTTACCTTGATCTGTCCCATCATTAGGATATAAAACTTTAGAAATAGTTTCAGAAGAAACACTCTGTTCTACTGAACCCATATAATCTCCAATATTAAATGCATAGAAATCAAAAGTCTCAGTAGCATCTGCTCTCCATAATCTCAATCTATTACAAGTATTAACTCTATAACCTAATTGTAATACATCATAAGGAACAGCAATTACTTGCTCTTCAGGAACCCAACGAACTCTATTATTACCTCTATCAGAAATATAATGTTCTACTCTACCACCAAAACCAACTGTGACTGATTCATCTGGATAACACATCTCCCATGGCCAATCTCCATGTAACCAATTATCAGTAACTTCTCTTTGTTGATTCTCTCTTATTTCCTGCTTGAAAATACCATACTTGTATCTTATACCATAACCAGTAGCAGGTACTTGTAACGTTGCTAGAGACTCCATATAACAGGCAGCCAAACGTCCTAGTCCACCATTACCCAATCCAGGTTCTTCTGCTACCTCAAAAATATCATCTAAACTATAACCATATTCATCTAATGCTTCTTCAGCATCTTTCTGTATTCCAAGATTTAAAAGATTATTAGCAAGTTGTGGTCCTATTAAAAATTCAGCAGAAAGATACGATACCTCTTTCTGGGGTTTAGAATCTGTAAGATAATAAGACATCATTTGATCTCTTACAGCATAACTTAATGCCATGTAGAGATCACGTTTAGTAGCACTATCAGGTCTTTTACCTATTGTATAGAAAAGACGTTCTGTGATACCGTTAGATAGGTTATTCGTCAACTTTTTTCTTCTTGCTACCTATATTATACTTTGTCTCTAGTATCCAGTCGCCTTTATCTTTGTATGCTAATACTTTTATCTGATTTAGAGGTGCAATATCTTGTATTTTTTCACCATCTACAACAGTTACTAATCCCCAATCAGCAAGTAATTGAGCAATACGATTTCTACGTTGAACATCATTGCTGGTAAGATTAGCATGTTTTCCATCAAGGGCAAAAAGTTCCTTGAAGTGTACAAGATAATACCTTCCTTGCTTATGAAGTATATGACATGATTGATATATCTTCTTTTCTTTTCGGGATGCTACTCCAATTCTTGTTAAAGTCTCACGGACTTTTAAAAAATCATCAGGTTCATTAAGTGTTACCTCCACCATTTGTTCTGGTGTCCACTTAACCACAGGCTCTTGAACCACGCTCATTGTCTTCCTCCAGTTTCAAACTTAGATCTTATAAAATTAATTTGGTCTTTTGTTAGGATTCGTAGAGCTTGTTTTGCCTTTTCGTTACTATAACCATAATAACGTTTCACCAAGTCAAGATCTTTAATCTCATCTTTACGGAGCCAAGGAGCATACCTCTTCTTAACTCTCAGACTATTTAGTAAAAAATCATATTGAATCTTCTTTGGTAAAAAATGATACTTATTCATCTCATTAGCAAACATCACAGAATCAAGATGTCCTGAATAAATGCGATTGATTACATATGGAGAATAATCCTTTTCTATAGAAGGATCTTCATCAATAAGATTCTTCTTAGTTTGATTGATAGAATTTAACCAGCCTTTTAATTCCAATGTCGAATCACCCCTGCAATAATAAAACAATTAGTAATGAGATAAGAAAAGAAAATAAGAGAACGTACCAGAACAACGTGATTGTCGTATCGTTTAGTTCTTTCATCAGAGAAGCTACCCAACGCATACTTCCATATCCTCCATAGTCTAGACATTATAATTTAACAAAAGTAATTCTTTACGTTGTTGCTGATTTCTCATATATTCACCAACAGAACGCATAGTATATGTTAAATCAAATTCAATAGCAGTCCAATCTTTGAAACGATCTTTAACTAACTGTGATGAATTATAACTTAACATCATATTTACATCTGGTTTATCACAATCTTCTGAAAAATTATCATGATTAAATTTTTCATGCATTGCACCTTTCTTACCATAAAGATTATCCTTAATATCATAAGGAGGATCTAAGTACATAAACAATCCATCATGAATATCATTTCTAAAACAATATTCATATGAATATGAATTGATATGCCAATGAGAAATTATTTCGGAATACTCTGGTAACTTTTCGATTCCACGGAGGGAGAAGTTGGAGTCTGATGCTTGTTTTGAGAACGAGGAAGACTCAGTGAGACCAGAGAAACTACACTTATTAACAATATAGAAAGCAACTGCCCTTTCGATATCTGTTTTTGTACTGTCATTGATAATGTCCTTTGATTCAATAAAAAGTCCCTTTGCGGAATCTGGATTTGGATGAGCAAGTTTTAACTTCTTTATCTCTGATGATAATTCATCTCCAAACATCTGAAGATTAATCCAGAAGTTTATTAAAGGTTCATAAAGATCATTAACAGTAATCTTTAGATGAGGATACATCTTACTAATGTATATCGCAACACTTCCACCACCTAAAAATGGTTCACGATATTCTACATAGTCTCTAAGTTCTGGGAAGAATTGTGCCATCTTTGTGACTGCACGAGACTTACCACCAGGATATCTAAGAGGTGTTTTCAATGATTTCATTTCGGTAACTTCCGATTAAAATTCCAATAATCAAATTTTTGCCACATATAGTATACACCAATTAATGTTCTTTTGACAAACTCTTCAAGAAATATTAAAGAAACAAAAAAACAATCCTCTAACGTATCAGGTATCTTCATAATTTAATTCCAATTGAATTTCAGTATCAAATTTATTATAAGTTGTTCCATGTAAGGCACAATACTCATTAAAGGTAATCATCATCTCCTTACGAGTAAGGTTGCAATGCTTTGATGCCTGTGGAACATTCCATTTCGCACAGAACAACATCTCCATTGCTGTTCTAGTTTCTGGACGCATCAGTAAAATCTTTCATAAGGATTACCATTAACTTGCACTTCAATAGTATCAAAGATTCTATTCAATGAACGAGCAAATCCTCTATATCCAGAACCAACATATAATTGACCCAATACAACTGATGCTGTTGCAACACCCCAAAAGATGTAATAGAATTTAGATTTAACTTGATTCCTTTGTTTTTCTTTAGTGATCATAATAATTTCATTTTATAATTTCCATTATAGCATAATAAACAACTATACCAGAAACGACTCCACTTAATAATAGCACAAGTCCTAAAAAACCGAAACAGTTAAGTTTAAACGGTTTCTTTTTCTTCACTCAAATCTCCTATTGT